ATTTTTTTTTAAAATTTGGATATATATTATTACGCAACTTTTTAATTAAAGTATGTAATAAACTATTATCTTTTACCCATTTGTTATCAATTCTAATAATAAATATTTTTCTATGGTTATCGCAACAATGAAATGGTCGTTCAGTTATGTCTAATTTATTAATTAAGTTAAAAATAATTGCGGCAGTTCCTTTATAATGTCCTTTGTTATTTATTTCAAGAAAATCTTTATAATCTACTGTTATTGTATTAATAAATTCATTCATATCCATAGCATTATTACATTTTGTTTCTAAAAAGTTATCTATGGTTTTTTTTGGTGAAGAACTGCGAGAATTAGTAGGAGATTGTATTATAATTTGAGGTTGTATTTGAGACTGTATTTGAGACTGTATTTGAGATTGTTTTTGAAAATTTAATATTATAGTATTTAACATTTGAATTTGCGTTTCATATTGGTCTTTTAAATCTATTATTTGTTTTTTATGGTCTTCTTTTAATTCAATAATTTGATTTTTATATTCATTAATTTCTGTTGTTCGTTTTGTTTCTTCTAATAAACTTACTTTACATAATTTAATATGCTTATAATAAGATGAAGAATGTTTATAAGTTTTACCGCATATATTACAGTTATATATTTTTTCATTTAAAATATTTAATTGAATGTTTTCCATATTAAGTTAATATAAAAACTTATCTTTAAGTAGTTTTGTAAGACTACATATTCCACTTTTTGAGACTTTTTGAAACTACATATTCCACTTTTTTGGCTATCTCACTTTTTTAAAAATTGAAACAGTTTTTTCTAATTTTTAAAATAATTTACTTTTAGTTTTTTTGTGAAAATATCGTGTGGAGTACCCTTGCTTTTTTTTAAGATAATTGAAGATTCCAAGTTTATTCTTCTTATTTTTAATTTCCCAAAAGTATTAGGAAATTAAAAAAACGGACAACAAAAGTATGTCCGATTTTTGAAAAATCAATAAAAGGGTTCTAAATTTGTAAATTATTTCAACAGACTGGTTTAGTTTTTTAAGTAAAATTAATAAAAAATTGAATTAAAAATATTAAGGTATTATAAGTAGTAACCAAAATGAACCAAGAGTGTCCTGTATGCTATAATGAGAATGAAAAAATGGTAAAATTTAATGAATGTTGTCACAAAGTCTGTACTATATGCTGTCAGCAACTAATTTATAAGGCTATTACATTATGCCCTTTATGCCGAGGTATTATTGAACTTGAAGTATTAACTACTAAAAATGGTAACAAATTTATAACAGATAATTACTATAATTTTGTTAAAGAGAGAGAAGAAGTAGTAAATAATGATGATACGGATAGCGATGATGAATAAGTATTAAATTATACATTTCCATTTAGTACCTAACCATATAAATCTATTTGGTTGTTGTTTATAAAACACTCGGAATATAAGAGGTTTATTTTCTATTTCTTTATGCTTCAATTCTGCTAACAATATGGCTTCCTTTTCGGCGACTATTTTGGCTTCTTGATCTGCTGCTATTTTGGCTGCTAACTCGAGTGCTTGTTTTGCTTCTAATTCTGCTTTTTGTAGAGCATATCTTTCTGCTGCTTGTTTTGCTTTTATTGCGTTTTTGATTTTTTCTTTTGCTAATTGTTCATTCCATTTTGCTAATTCTTCTGCTGCTATTTTTTCTTTTTCTTTATTTTTTATATCTTGTTTTCTTTTTCTTTTTTCATCAGCCATATTGATTAGTAACTTTTTTTCAATACAATCACATCCGATAAGCAAAGTTAGATTAGTTAATGTATTAGTCACTAAATATTGATTTTTTAAATGAATAAAAGGGTGACCACAACAACAACGCTTTAACGAATTATCTTTTGTATTATTATTGTTCTCATCATAATCTTCAGCATTATCACTTTCAAAAGTATAACTTATATTATGATAATCTTCCCATTGTTTCATTAAATCCTTCCAAGAATTACAAATACTTAAATCGCTACATATAGCAATTATTATAGCAAACATATTTTGACAACCTAATGTAGCGGTTTTATAATTATACTCAAATAAATCTTCATATTTTTCAATTAATTCTCTTAATTTTATTTGAAGTGGTAAATAGTAAAGCATTAAATTAACATCACAAAATTCATTATCATTAATTCTTAATTGAGTCATATCAAATTCTTGTTTAATTTTTTCAATTACATGATGAATAGAGTCATATTTAATTGTTACTATGCTTGTTCCTTTTTTATTATTAGTTTCATTCGACATTTTAGAGTTATAATTTATAATTAGAGAGAAAGAAACTATTAAATCAATTTTTTTATTAATTAAAAATATAATATAAACAACTTTAACAAGGAATGAAACTCTTTTTAATAATTTTAGTATTTATACCGTATTCTTTCTCTCTAACTTTTTTACAAAGACTAATTTTAAGAGGAATAATTTATAAACGCAAAGCATTACCACAAGTAAATCTTACAATTGCCAGTTTAGCAGCAAAATATAATTCTTTAGATGAACAAGATAAGGTTTTACTTGAAAGTTTATTTTCTTTATTTTTAGAGTAATATAATAGTAATGGATAACCATTTAGTTTACACAAAAGACTCTTTAATTGATGGAATCGGAGTATTTTCGAAAGAATTTATTAAAAAAGGAACAAAAATAGCAGACTATTATGGAGAAGAAATGAATTGGAAAGATTTTAAAAATAAATATGGTGATTATAAGAGCAATAGTTTAAATACTTATCCTATGCGAAGAATATGGCGTATCATAGTTGCGAAGGAAGAGCCTTATAAAAGCAAAAACATAACTAACTTTATTAATGAAGATAGAGAGAATAGTAATGTAGAATTGAAAAAGAGAGCCTTATATGCTAAGGAAGATATACAAAAAAATACTGAATTGTTACTTAATTATCCAAAAGATTATAACCGAACTTGGGAAATTTAATATTGTTAAAATAAATCGTTAAAAATGATAATATTATTTTCTTATCCAATTATATATGAGTGAATTTGAATCCCAAAAAACAGAACAGACAGAATTAGCTTATGACCCCACACCTATTTTAGAGTTGCGTCCAGATAGTCCTACCTTTGAGTTAACCCCCGAAGAATTAGAATTACAAGCAAAACGAAACAAAGCTCAACGTTGTAAGGTAATTGCTTTAGCAAAAATGAATTTACACCCTATAACTACCAATGTAAGTAAAATGAAAAAACAACAAAAAAACAAACTTTTAAAAATGGTAGAAGAATTATTTGAACAAGATGATAATGAAATAATTGCCGAATTTAATAGAACATGTATCGAAACTGTTTTTGAGACTATAAATGATGAGGATTATACAAAATTCCCTATTTATAAAAGACCTATTCGTAAAAATGTTTAATATTTTTAAAAAAATAATCGTTTTATTGTAAAATTTAAATTATAATATTACAATAAAGTATAATGAGTGGTCAACCCTTAATAAATCCAAATGATGCGTCAAAATTTAGGCAACAATACTTAGCGAATTTAGCTTTAGAAGCTAAAAATAATGATATTAATTTACAAGCTAATAAAATATTTGTAAAAACGGGACAGACACCAACCCAAGTGACGGACGGACGCACAACTTTTGAAAAACTCGCAGATATAGAAAATCTTAAGGTGTCATTACGCAGTCAATTGAGTCAAATTGCTGATGGGCAAAATGCTCAGGCTATTGTGGAAGGATTAACAAATGACGAGTTACAATTTTTAGCACAACAAATTAACCAAATTATTACACAAATAAAACCACAGTATTTATACGGTGTTCCAGCAGATATTTTTATTCCATATTTAAAATCATACATGGATATGACTAACGAAACGAATGGTGTAAATTTTGGCTTACAACAAACGAGTGGTGCTAATGTTTTAAGTGGTATTACTCAAATATTGGGTAGTTTTGAGAATTTGCCATCGGCATTATCGGCTCTTGAATTGGTTACCAAACAAGGGCGTGGAGTAATTGATTCTGCTAAAGCAACTTTAATGGAGCAACATATAAATGACTTGACTACTTTTTTACCCGCTTTAACTGCCGATTTTAATATAAAAATCATGAATATAAATGATCAAATCGCAAAAGCCCAATTTATGACTGATTTAAACGATTTAACAAATCAATTACCAACTCAATCTCAAATATTTAGTTTAACAAAACAATTAGAGAGACAAATACGAAGTAGAGATAAAACAAACGCAAATGCTACAGCAGATGATTTATTGGCATTAATTGATGTAGATAATAGTGTATATAGAGGTTTTGCTGCGGTTATTGATGCGGTTAATGCTGAATTAGCCAGTCAACAAAGAGCAGGTGGTGCAAGTAGTGGTTCACAACCTTTAAGTTTACAAACAATTGGAACGCCAACTAAAGGAAGAACAAGTGGAACGTCAACTCCAGCAAGTGCCGCAACAACTCAATCTACATTAAGTTTAGCAGTTCAAGGGGCTTTAGGAGATATTGATGCTACAGCAAGAACAGAATTAGCTCCATTATTACAAACACCGCCTAATGTTCAATTTACTAAACTTTCATCAGGTAATTTTTCTGCTAAAACAAGAGATGACATGATTACTTATTTAGACACAATTGCTTCAATTATTAAAAAAAGCAGAACAAGAGCAGGAGCAAGAGGTAAAAACCCTTTTACATTATCCGCTTTGGGAATTCAAAAAGGTAGTTCAGGAACAACTGTTTATCCTATATTAAATGATGTTTATAATTATTTAGAATCACAATTACAAGTAGGAGGTCATGGAATAGGTAAAAAAAAAATATCAAGCCGTATGAAAGGCACAGGGTTAAATATCAATTTGAGCAGTAAGAAAGGTATTTTACAAACTAATCCACATGTTCCATTAGGAAGATATTACATTGATAATACTCGTTTAGGAGATAATATAATAGCAATTAAACGGGGAACTGGTGTGAATGTTACAGGAAATCCAGTAATACGAGTAAGACCAGAATTAGGTAATGTTATTCGAACAATTGTTGGTGGTGGACAGCCTCAATATCACGACCTTGAAAAATTAAGCGATGATGAGAAAAAGTATTTGTATAAATTAGCAAAAACTACAAAAATACTTGATAAGTTGTCTATTCCAGCCCCTAATAAAGATGATGATGAAAAAGATATAAATCAATTTAATATTTTTAAGGGTGAAATCTTGAACGGCAATAATAGTACAGAATTAGTGAAAAAATTTAAAATATTAATTGTAAAAATGGTAAATAATAATTTATTGCCGAAAGGTCAAGCCAAAGAAATTTTGATGGATTTAGCCACGATCGGATATTAAGTTTTTTTCTTGTTATAATGTATAATGTATTTCCCCAAAGTAACTCATCCACACACGAGCAATAATATTCCACAGATGAGAAGTGATACCTTACAAACTCCATTTTATTTCGGAGGAAGTCAAGTTCCAACATCTTTAGGAATGCATGGGTCAGGTTTTCATTATGGTTCTAAATCAAAAACGCATATTGGAGACCTTGATTTTACAAGTAAAAAAGGTAGTAAAGTTCATCATATTAATCATCATTATGTTAAAGAAACAGAAAGTCCTTTTGAGGGAAAAGGCTTTCATAAAGGCTCAAAATCAAAAACCCACATTGGTGATTTAGATTTTACTACAAAAAAAGGTTCAAAAGTTTATCATCGAAAAGGACATAATGTAGTGCTTCCTTATTCTTTGCCGTTTGAACATTATTAAACTTTAGCAACAAGTTCATTAAATAAAAAATATATTTATAATATAATACTATGAGAACAATTGTTTTAACACAGTCAAATATTGTTCAAAACGGGGATAATAATGTAATGGTTTATAAGTTTCCAAATTCTATTTTATTTCAAGGCAATTCAATTGCGGTTTCATCAGTTTCAATGTATTACAGTTGGTTTAACATTACTTCAGGTTATAATAACAATAATTTTACATATACTTGGACTGTTGGTGCTGTTACAAATACTTATACTGTATTGATACCAAATGGGTTGTATGAAATTGCGGATTTAAACGTATTTTTGCAGTATGAATTTATTAAAAATGGAACATATCTTGTAAATGCGGCTGGAAAAAATGTTTATTACGGAGAATGGTTGTTAAATCCAACACGTTATGCTGTTCAAATAAATACTTTTCAAATTCCAACTGCTGCACAAGCAGCAACTCTTGGATATACTGCTCCAGCAGGGTTTGTAGGTTTTCCAACAGATTCCACAAATCTTCAATTTACAATCAATGCGAATCTAAACGTTATTATGGGATTTACACCAAATTTTGAAACTCCTTTTAATTCTACTACAAACCCGTATGTTTCAAGTCCCAATACGCCACTTATTAATATTAATGGGGCTGGAACTATCAGTTGCTTATCAACATTAGCACCAAATCTTCAGCCTAATAGCAGTATTTTTCTCTCTATTTCAAATATAAACAATCCTTATGCATTGCCAAGTAGTATTATTTATAGTATTGTTCCACAAGGAGCAGTTGGAACACTTATTAGCGATAAACCTCCAAATTTTACATGGAATAAATTAATTGACGGAACATATAGTCAACTTACACTGACTTTTTTAGGCACAAATTTACAACCATTACCGATTCTTGACCCGCAAATTACAGTAATATTGGTTATTAAAGATGCTGACGAAAGTAGTGGTAAATAATGCGTTACAATTTTATTATTATTCTCTCTAAATAAATTAAAATGAATGATTTAACAGAACAATTTTTAGTAGAACTTTATGATAAATTACAGCAAGAACAGCAAAGAATATTACAAGATATTAAGACGGGTTGTGATGCGGTTAAAGAAAGTGAAAATCATAAACAAATAACATTATTACATACATTAATGGTTACAAGTTTAAAATTGCGTAATTTAAAACAAAAAATCAAAAATAGAATAGATTAGTGTAAGCATTAAATAAAAATAATCTTTTTGTAATATATAAATGCGTCATATTACAAAAGCATATTTTAAAGGAGGTGCTATAAAAACATTTAATCAAAAACATATTAACGGGCGAGGTATAGGAGATGTTTTGCTTGATGGTGGACATGGAAGTATGTCTGTTGGTGGTAGTTATACAAATTTAGAAGACTATATTAATACTACAGGTAGTGACCCTTATAAATCTTTAGGAAAAGGTATAGGTAGCGGAATTTCTGATAATAACAAAAAAAGTTTAGCAAGTATGAATTCGAAACTTGAGAATTTATTTGTGAAATCTCAAAAAGGCAAAAAGAAGGAAAAAAATATTACTTTTAGTATTTAAATAAAAAGGTTAATTTAGAGTTCAATTCATTATATTTTTTTCTCAATAGAATAGTATATAATGACGGACAAGTTGATATTTGATTTATCACAGGAAATAGAAGGCTCTCCAAATGTCTTTGTTCAAAAAAGTTGGTTAAATATTTTGGATAATATGTCGCAAAATTATAATGCGAATCAGTCTGTTATTGACACATCTCAATTAAGTAATTCAAATAAATATTTGAGTTATCGAGAATCGTATCTTTTGATGCCCCTTATGCTTACTCTTTCATCTACTACAGCAAATTGCACGTTTAAACCTGCTACGGAGGCTACGTCTGCGGATTACGTTCTTGGTTTGAAAAATTGGTTCGGGACGATGATTCACTCTTTTACGTTGGATTACATGGGTACTACCATTATACAACAAACGCCGTTCATTAATATGGTAAATTCGTTCAAATTAATGACGAGTCTATCTATGAATGATGTCACAATTCTTGGGTCAACAATCGGATTTTATCCAGATGACCCATTAACATGGACGTATTATACGCCAACAGCGGCTGGGGTAGGAACAACTTTTGGACAAGGTGTCTGTAATAACAGTGATTATGCTGCGGTTGATATTCCAGTCGCAATAACGACTTCGTTTAACCACTATAATTCTGGAAGTGGTAACAGAGGTCTATTGATGAGACAACAATATATCAACTTTGACGCAGACGGTGTTCCAAGCACAACGGGTGCTGGTGCTGCTGCTGGGTTTACTGCTTATGGAGGTTCTTCTACTACTGCTGGTCTATTACAGCAAAATGCTGCGAATTTGGTATGGAAATCTTATGTTTACAATAAGGCTAATATTGGGGCAGGTGGTGGTATTCTTCAAATAGCGGTTACGGCAACCGTTTATTTGAAACATGTTCATTCATTTTTTGAAATGTGTCCTTTATTGAAGGGGGTATTTATGAAGATGACAATGAATTTGAATAACTCAAGCACGACATTCTCAACCACATTGGGAGGCGGTGGTGCTTTGACAAGTATCAATCTTACAAATGTAAGTGTCCCCGTTGGTGGTGTCAATCCTCTAATGATTGCCTCTGGTGATGGAACGGCTGCACGTGTTCAAGGTGGAAATTCTCTTGGTGGTGTTGCTGGAGCGACTACGCCTTTTATTGCTACAGTTCAAGTCGGTGCTAAATGTTTGAACTCTACTGTTGCTGGTATTGCGGCTTATCAACCTTCGCCTCTTGCCCAAAGTATTTACCTATATGTGCCTTCGTATACTTTCAACCCTGTTTATGAATCAGCATATCTTTCCAGCCCCGTAAAACAAATTAATTATAGCGATTACTACCAATACCAAGTAAATAATGTTCAATCAGGTGCACAGTTTAACTCCCTTCTTACAAATGGCATAGCAGGAATACGCAGCATCATAATTTTCCCTTACTATTCATCTACTGGTGCTGCTAATGCTAACGGAGTAAATCCCAATACGGCTCTACCAGTAGGTATGCCCGTTTGGCAAAGTCCTTTTGACCCTGCAGGTGCTGGACCTACATCTCCTCTTGCTCTGCTTACCAACTTTAATGTGGTTGTAAGCGGACAAAATGCCATATATAACACCCAGCGGTACGATTTTGAAGAATTTAACAACCAATTTTACGGATGTAATTCAGTTAATGGGGGTCAGACTTCGGGCTTGAACTCTGGCTTGGTAAATAGTCTTGGTTTTGAAATGGAATACTGTTATTACTATGTTAATTTAGAGAGAATGTTGCCCGTCGAGGAAAGTGTCCCTAAATCGGTCCAAATTATCGGGCAGAATATTTCATCTCAAGCATTAGACCTATATTGCTTTATTGAGTATTCTACATCAATTTCTATCGATATCTTGAGTGGAAGTAGAGTTTAAATATATTCAAAAAAAAATTGAGACTTTTAAGTAATTATATTTTCTTCATAAATAATATAATGACACACCACGTTTTACATATTAAAGCATCACCAAATCAAATTAAAAAACTTAAAAAAGGAGGTAAAATAAGAGTAAAACATGCCGTTAAAGGAACAGGTGTAGATGTTGTTGTTAGTCCTGATACTTATTCTACGGCAACACGTAATTTTGATTTAGGAGATGGTCTCGAGATTCAATTATCTCCTACGGAATTACAAACAAATGCTGAAGTCGCACCTCAATTACAAGGTCAAGGTATTTTTGGAAAACATTTTGATAAATTTTTGGATAAACATGGAGTCAAAAAAGCAGCTTATGCTGTAGGCGATGCTGTAAAACCAATGGCAAAAGCAGCAATTTTAGCGGGATTAGCGAGTGGTGCAACAGCATTAGCTGGGACTGAAACGGTCGCAACTGGTGGTTTGGGTACTGCCGCTGTTCCAGCCATTTATGGTTCTGCTGCTTCTCTCGGTGCATTAGCAAATGATTATTTAGATAATCCAAGCAAATATCAAGGCAGTAAACAAAAAGTTGCTTCAAATTTAAAAGATGCTGCAAAACAAAGTGTTGTTTATGATAATATTAATAAAGAATTAGGAACAAATCATAATTATTTAGCAAAAAGTAATTTAATGAATGCTGTAGCCAATAATGAATCGGCAAAAATAACAAATGGAGTTTATAATACTTATACAAGTGGAAACGAAATTTTACCTTCTACTTCTCCGTTCGATTCAGCAATGGGTTGGGGACTTCATCATCATAAACACCGACGAGAGGTAAGTTCTATTGGAGGAAAAGGAATTTTACCTTTTGCTATGCAGTCTCAACCATTTTCAGCAAATTATCAATTTAGACATACTTTGCCTCCTCAATTTGCTAAATACGCAAAATCAGGTGGAGGTCTTTTTGCTTAAGTGATTATAAGAGTTTAAAATATAAAATAATAATATCAGAATATTTTATATGTTAACAGACACACAATTAACCGAATTAAGTAAAAAAATGAATTTTAAACTTGTAGGTTGTTTTTTTAAAGACGAATTGCCTCGTAAATTAACTTATAATGAAGGTTATATTATTAATTTGGATAATGCGTTTGATGATGAAGGTAATGCTAATGAGGGTTCTCATTGGACTTGTTTACAAGTAAATAAATATCCAAACGGAAAAATCGAGCCAATTTTCTTCGATCCATACGGTGCTGCTCCAAGTGAAGATATTGTAAAATTTGTAAAAAATAATACAGGAAAATATTTACCTTATACTAAAACTGATATTCAAAGTTTAATGAATAATGCTTGCGGATATTATGTTGCGGCTTTTTTACATTACATAAATACATGGGAACACCGTTGTAAAGATTTATATAACGATGTGGCTATGTTTATGTCTTATTTTGATGATTTAAATGTATCTGTTGATTGGAAAAAAAATGAATATATTTTAGCACATTTTTTTATGAGTAAAGACCCAACAAAAAGAAAAGCAATTGATATAATTACAAAAATACAAGGCGATGATGAGTATAAAAAGAATGACCCTGATATAATGAGATTACCAACAAACATAAATTTTATGAAATAAATTGTTTAATCATTTATAACATTTAAGGAAAAAAAATCTTGTAAATTATTATCAATAATATATTGGTTATAAAATAAAGCAGCCTCTTTTTCAGTTTTAAACATCGATAAATGTTTATAACAATTTTTTGTTTTTACTATAGTTATCCATGGTTTTTTAATGTTTGGTCTAATATCTAATTTAACCCCTTTATAAATAGATACAGTATTTTTCTTTTTTTGACGATTTTCAGTCCAAATTTCTCCGTTAATATTCATTTTTGTTATTTAGTTGTATTTATTAAATAACAAATTTTAAATCAATTTTTTAATTTACTTTTTTTGTTTACGTTTTCCAATTCCTGCTCCTGTATTGATATTGGTAGCATTTTGAATACCAAGAGCTTTATCAATTTGGTTACCCGCAAATCCACCAAGGGCTGAACCCGCAACACCTCCTGCAGGGCCTCCAACAAGACTACCAGCCGCACCGCCAAGTGCACCAGTGATTGATGGAATAATATAATGACCCGCAACATCAAGATTATGAGTTATATTCTTTTTACTAAAAGCATTTTTAATATCATTTCCAATAGATTTGAGAGAACCACCTTTAGAACCAATATGATAGTGATGATGAATATGGACGCCTTGTCCACCCGTATCAGCCCCGCTTGAATAAAGACCATTACCGCTTGAATAAAGACCATGACCTCCAGATGCATAAAGTCCTTGTCCTTGAGCAATTTCATCATCACTATCACTATCACTATTATCAGTATCAACACTAGCACCAGTTCCAGTAATGGCTTTTCTATTTTTTATATTAATCGCAATCGTTCCTGTTTGAGGAATACCTTTGCCCTTTTTTGCTCTTATAGAAGCCATAAAATCTTTTGCTTGTTGTGAACCTTTTGGATATTTTGGCATTTTAATATTAGTAGAGATTTTATTTTCAATACCTTTTCCTTTTCTTACTACATTTATATAAAAGTGTGCTCGTTGTAAAGTTTTCTCTCTAAATTCTTTTGGATGAGTTAAAATATAATTAGAAAAATCTTCTAAAGTAGTAATAGATGGATGTTTCTTTTGAAAAGTTTTCAATTGAGTTGTTAATGTTCCCCATTTAATTTTATTAAAATTAACACTATTTACTTTTAACCCGCCTCCATTTGTATTGACTGCGGCGGCTTGTCGTTCTCTTAAATCGTCTCTTAAAGTTGTCATACGAAAATGAAGAAATTCTAATTCTGCGTCGAGGTTGGTTATTTGTTCTTGACAAGTTTGAATTAATTCATTTAATGTTCTCCTTTCATTAAAGTCAGTTGAGCGTTCACGATTTGTTTCATAACGCCTTCGTTGTCTTATTAATTCCTTACGTTGTAATCTATATGGGTTCAATTCACTTAATGTTGTGGCTAATAAAGCTTGTATTTGTTCAACAGTCATATCATCTGTATTTTCATCAGCTGCATGATAAAAATCAGGTGCAACTCTTGCTGATGAAAATAAAATACCTTTACCTTTTATTTTTTTATTTTTTAATCCGCCTCCATTTGTATCGGTTGAATCTGATGGTGGTGCTGATGCTGGTGCTGGTGCTGGTGCTGGTGTAGAACGATGTTCTAAATCTGCTTTTAGTTCGTCTATTGAGGCTGCGATTTCGTTACGATAATGGTCTTTTTCTTCAATTAAATCTTGCATAGATTTTCTCGAACTAATATCTGCTCTTCGTGCAATCAGTCTCTGGAGATTATTTTCTAATACTCTAAGTTCACGATTTGCACTTCTAAGTAGTTTTTCTTTATCAGTTATTAATTCTCGTAGTTGTTCAACAGTAATACTTTCTGTATTTATTACTTGATGAGAATAATATTCTGCTTCTCTACTTGGAAACCCGCCTTTACCAGAAATTTTTTCAGTTTTTAAATGTTTTTTAAATGCTTTTGATAATTTAATCATTTCTTTATTATCTTTATTCAAATGCTTAATTACTTTATCAGTTAATCCTGACCCAGTCGTAATTGTATTTACAGTAGCTCCAATTCCCGTAACCGTATTCGATAGTTTTCTTAATCCAGTCATATTACCAAATAATTGTTTTGTATCTTGTTTAACAAATGATTTATCTTCAGCAGTTCCGATATTATTGCTATTAAAAATTGCTAAAATAAAATCTTGACAATTATTATCTCTTGCGGAATAAGTAAAAAACTTACCGCCCATATAATTTTGAGCGTTTCCTAAAATTCCGTTAGGCGTAAGACCTTCACTATATTGAGTTACTACTTGAGTTTGAGTATTAGCAGGTAAAGGAGGATTTATATCCATATTGATGACTTCATTTTTTTCTAAACTAACAACAGTACCATTATCCAATTCCAATCTCAAAAATAAATGAAACAACGTATCATAAGGACTATTTTTTAAATTAGCCCCAAATGTTCCACCTGAAGCAACACTTAAAATACTTGTTAAAACCGATGGAACAGGAGTTCGACCAATAGTAATACCAACAATAACTTGGTCACCTTGTTGTGCTAAAATAGTGCGAACTTTTGGCGGATAATCATTGCGACCGTTAACGACCGCATTAACATATTTTTCAGCAGAATTAGCGGTTGACACAACGGTATTTTTAACTGATTTTGCTGTATTTTCTACAGTATTTTTAACGGATTTAGCAGCAGATTTTAAAGAATCAAAAATACCTTCGCCTTGCTTTGCTGCTAATTTTGCTGCTTTTTGTTTAGCATATCGTTCATTAGCATATTTTCTTTTAGATGCTAAAATAGCCTTTTTTCTTTCTTCATCATTTGTATGTTTTGTATAAGTTCGTTTTTTTGGTAAATTAATAATTGATGAAATATTTTTGTCATTAGTATCAATAACTAATTTTATAGGTTCTTTATTATTTTTTTTTGGCATATAATATTAGAAAAGATTAAAAAATAAATAAATTAAACTTCCCACAAAATATGACGGGACATATTATTTGCCGAATACTTATTTTGTTTCCAATCTCCTTTAATTCCTGCGGATCTAACTAAATAATTATGTCTTCTCTCTAAATTTAAATGATGAGTGTAATCTTCATAACCCATTCTACCAAAATGAACCCAAGTATTATCATTAGGATTATAAACCATGTATTTTTTTGTTGGTTGAGTAGACAATTCAATACGAACATTTTTCCCTAAATATTTAACAGCATTTTGATACACTTTTGACGGGTTAGAATATTTTAATATTTCTTTTTCTTTATTCATATATTTATGGTTTTATTATTTCCATTATAACTTGTATTTTTTTACTTTTTGATTTTTTAAGCAAAGGTTTTCCTTCTCTCGTTCTATGTTTATAATAACAAACAAAAAGAGCAGTATCCAAGTCGTAAAGTTCATATTTGTAATTAGGATTATCACTTGGTAAAACTAAATAGTCATCTAAATTATATTTCATTATAATATAATATGATTATAAAAAAAGAAAATTAACTAATCACTTGAATGATTTATATCTAATACTTGTAAAAATCCTTTTCTAAACCTCTTATCAGGTGATTCTTCCATGTCAATAATAAGAGGACTGAATTTTTCTTTTGTTGCGTATTCATATAAAGCCAATAACTGTTCTTTTGTAACGCCCAATCCAAATTCACTCAAAATAATATTTACCTCACGATTACCACTCAATTTTAATAATATCATATAAGAACAATTGTTACGAATAATTTTTGGAATTTTAAAAAATGACTGCGAGATAAATATAACCGACACCCCAAGTTTTCGTCCTCTTATGTACACAGACTCTACAATGCTTAAATCTTTTTGTAATACAAGGTCATCAAAGACAAGTAAGGATTGTTTATCTTTATCATACTCATCAAGTTTTGGAATACTACTTAATCCTTCACTAATAACAATTTGGTCACATTCTGCTTCCAACCATCGATAAAGTGGTTCCGACTTATTACGTGTGCAAATATTGATTTTGCTAAATGTGCCATTTTTTCCAGAACAAAATTTTTCAAGTAAATTTAATAGGAAATTCGTCTTGCCGCTTCCACTTGGAGCCACGATTGTTGCACGGAACGGCGTCTTAAAATTATGTAAATGAAAATTTGGATTAGGATAATTATCTAAAAATTCTTTTGGCATACGCTCATACATATTAACAATTTCACCAGTAGGATTATTGGTCTTTTTTTTGGGAGGCATACTTTGTTATATATAAATGAGATTAAATTTTTTAATTTTTATCTACAACTATATTATATTAAATGAGTGGTTATGGTATTACATACAGTCCGCCAAGTGAAAATTTACCAATATTTGATACATCTGTATTTGTTAATCCGAATACGGAAACTTTAACAATAGCAGAAGGATTAAATTACTTTTTAGCATTTCCAAACGCTCAAGGAACAGAAAATTTATTAGCAATAAATGTGGCTGGAGTTGCTACATTTACTGCTAGTGCAAATACAGATAATTCATTTATTTTTGGAACTCCTACAGGAACAGACCCAAATGCTACAACTACAACTGTACAACAAATATATACAGGAGCAACTCAACCAAAATATTTACAATTTACATCATCTATTGCTGGTGGTGGTTTAAGATTTAGTGACCCTACATCAAATGCGTTTATATTAACAGCAAACGGAACAGGTATGGAAATAAATAAAGGTCTTACCATTGGTGCTCTTTCAAATGCTAATTATGTTGGTTTAATAGCAAATGGAACAAATAATTATCAATTAGATATTTCAGGAAACATTTCGGTTCAAGCAATTTTACAAGGTAATCAAACAAGTATTTTAAATTTTCCCGCATCTTTACCAACTACAAATTCGGGTAGTTATTCTGGAATGGGTATTTGTTGGAATGGTACTGGAGGAAGCGGCGAAACAGATTTTATTTGTTATGGTCAAGGTGGCTTTGGTGGATTAAATGTTTATTCATCTAATTATAATACAATTCCGACACTTATAGCCAGTTTTATTCCTAATAATATAGTTTTTGAAAGTTATCCAACAATAAATCAAGCGGTTTTAACTGACACAACAAGTAATTCTCAAGTAGCAACTACGGCATTCGTTCATTCAGTAGTAAATAATATCCCAGCATTAACAGGTGTTGCTATATTAGCAGATTCGCAAGACCCAGCAAGTTTTCAACAATTTACTGGTTATAATAATTTTACACTAGGAATACAATTAGGCGATGATCTTGTATACAGAAATAGCACAACAGCAGATTTTAAATTAAATAATGCTAATACTTCAACAACAAAAACAATTCAATTAGCATTAAATGGTGATGGTTTGGTATCAACATCAGCTACATCAACCGCAATAAAATCATACGATGCTGCTACATTAACCTATCAAAATATATCTTATTTTACTTCTACTGGTCTTGATATTGTTGGTAGTTATGGTCTTACCCTTAGAACTCAAGCAACAGGACAACAAAATAGTGGCGTATGGGGGTTTCAGCCTCAATGGAATGCTGGTGATAGCACTTATCCTCCTCATTTTAATTTTGTTACTCCTAATCAAAAAATAAATAACAATACTTGTCAATATAATTTTCAAATATGGAATGGAACTGGTTATACAATAGCGGTAGCAATTAATGGGGGCGGAATTGAATATGTAGGTTCAGCACAAGTAAGTTCTATTGTTTCAGGGGTAGCCAATGTTTCTACTTCACAAGTAAATGCGAATGGTGATTACGAAATATCAGTTACAGATGAAAATAATGGTGGAGATGTTGTAATTAACGGAACAAGTTGGAGGCAGACTTTAGGCAATTTATCTCAAGCAAAGCAAGATTTACAAACGGCTCAACAAAACATTACTGAATTACAAGCCAAAATGAATTATTTATATCAAACATTCTTTCATTTGTAAGTTTTTAAAAATTAAATAGGTGCGTTCAAAAATATTTTCTTGGGCTATATTATAATGGCGACAACTCCTGCGAGTAGTTATACTATCACTGCTGGTGTTCTTCAAGCGTATCCAAGTTCCAGTAATCCTTTTATCGCCGCTGGACCTGATACCTATACTTTTTTAAGGTATGATACTTTTAATGCGATGGTTGCTTCAGGAGCGATTACAACTTCTGTTACTGTTGTCCCTGCTTCAGGCAGTCTTCCTGCTGGGTATACACCTGCTGCCGCTTGGTCTTCTCAACCATCTGTTGCTGCTTTTAAAGCTCTTGACTCAACTAATAATTATATTAGAGATATTGTAAATATATTTTTGGCTAAACAATTTGCTACTTTTGATGCCCCAACAGGAATCATCACCTTTAGAAATACACCTGCGACTGTAAGCGGAGGAGGTAGTTCAGGTTCTGTTTCAAACCAACCCCTTTTTTTGGGAGCAGCAAAAGTCACTGGTATTAACTGGGACTTCAGGAATTCCGTTATCAAAGGTCTTATTGAAACGACCGAAGCAACTGCTCCTATTCCATTATCTCAATTGAATAAGTCCGTTACTGATTTACAGACAAAAATTGATGCTATTACCTCAAAAGATAGCGACCTTCAATCTCAAATTACTGATGAAGTTACAAGAGCAAAGGGTGCTGAAGATGATATTAATTCTACTTTGACTGGATATGCTTCATCGTTTTCAACTGATATTATCGTTTCTAAAAGTGGTGGTGGTATTCAACTCAACGGCGGTCAAGTTGTATTTGAAAATGGTTTTCAAGCTGGTGATGCGACTGTTTACTACTTTACTTCTAATGTTGCTTCTTGCGGGAGATTGACCTCTCATAGCGACCAAACATCAATTGAAGTTCAAACATCTTTTGCTATGAGTAATAATTCAATTACTGATATATTAGATGCTGTAAATCCTCAAGATGTTCCTGCGTATCATCAGCTTATTGATGCTGTAGAAGTTGAGAAAGCCCGAGCAGAGGCAAAAGAAAAATCATTGACTGATTCTATAAGTGCTTTTGCTACTCAAGTATCAACAGAAAAACTTGTTATGCCTTTAATTAATGTAGAGGACGCAACAGGAGTTTCAATTAAAACTGACGAACTAGGTAATCTTAATTTTAATGTTGGTTCTGGTATTGCTGGTGTGGTGATTACTGGAGGTGCTAATGAATTGAACTCTCAAACGATTGGTTGCGAAACGCTTTATAGTGCTAGTTACAGTTCCGCAGTTAAATTGGGTAATGATATTCAGTGCGGAACGAACCATATTTTAAATATTGGAGATGCTTTAACTGATAATGATGTTCCATCATTCGGGCAAGTCAAATCTTGGGTTGCTACTGCTTCAACGGCTGTTCTTCAAGCGGAAATAGATACACTAAAATCGCAAATTGATACATTGAATGCTTCGGTCACCGCTTTAAACTTATTTTCCAAGGCTATGAATAAAGTTATGTTCCATAACGACAATCTTACTCCGCCCGTTTAGAGACTTGAAATTGTTTTATAATATATAATATAAATGGCTGGTTTTCATACAAAATCATTTTTAAAACACGATGATTATATGACGCCAAAATATGCCTGGGAAAATATTAAACATTTAATACCAAAAAAGACAATTTGGGAGGCATTTTATGGTGATGGTAAATCAGGACAATATTTACAAGAACTTGGATTTGATGTAATACATGAACCAATTGATTTTTTTGAAAATAATCTTGGTGAGATCATAATAGGAAATCCACCATTTAGTAAATCAAAAGAAATTTTATATAGATTAAAAGAGTTAGATAAACCATTTATTTTAATACTACCAATAAATAAAATAAATACATCTTATTTTAGAGAAAACTTTAAAAATAATATTTTACAGATTATTATACCAAGAAAAAGAATTCATTTTGAAAAACATGTTAATGGTGAAAAACCAGTTGATTATAAGAGTTTATGTAATTTTGATTGCTTTTATTATTGTTACAAAATGAATTTTGATAAAGATATTATTTGGTTAGAATGAATTTAACTGTTTTATAATTGTTTTACTATAATATAGTATGAGTATCCCAAGTGAGAATAGTGAGTGGAGTGGAGATATTGAGAAAGTATTAGATAGTATTCGCATTAATTGTTCTATATTAAATGAACAGCATAAGGTTCAATATTTTTATTACAAATCGTTCCTTAAATTTTTTAAAATTCCCGTTTTAGTATTATCAGGTATTAATAGTGTAGCCTCTATAGGACTTTCTCAATACATAAAACAAAAAGATGTTAGTTTAACTTGTTGTCTTATATCTTTGATTACAGGTATTATAACATCTTTAGAATTATATTTATCAATTGAGAAGTCTATGGAGAATGAACTTAATTGCTCTAAAGATTTTTATCTTCTCTCTATTGATGTTTATAAGACTTTACAATTAAAAAGAGAGAATCGTTCTGTAGATGGAAATGTTTATTTAGAGAGTTGTTTAAGTCAATATAAAAAGTTATTTGAATCAAGTAATGTTTTAACAAAAAAAATCAAAGACCAGTTGATACAGATTGATGTTGATAATATGATTAGTGAATCAAAGGAACTTGATATACAAATGTATGGCGGTAGTGTAAATAATATATAAGTTTGATGTAAATCCATTTACTATTTACTTTCCAAAATAAGAACTAGAGAGAAGTATCTGAATTGTCTGAATAAGTTATTTAATTGTATTTATATATATTTAAAGGAATAAATTAAAATATATATAAAAAATGGATAACCCTTATAACTTAAGAGGAACACCCGTAATAAGTAATTTTATTTTAACATC